ATTAAACAAATTAATAGATACTCACGAAGAAAGACTAATTGGAGTTCTTAAAAAGTTAGAAGATGATATTATTGCTGACCTTACTAAGAATACACAAGGTGGTATAAAGCTAACAACTCAATTAGCTATTCAACTAAGACCCAATCTAAAAAGACTTATTGAAGAAAACTATCTAACAACTGCAGATGGTTTTATTAGAAATGACTATGATGAAATTGTTAAAGAATATCAAAAATTAATTAAACCACTTCCTATTCCTGCTAGATTCAAAAGTTTAACAAAGCCTGACTTAGATGTTATCAATCAATTAAAACAATTATCATTTAGTGGCTATGAAGATATTGCGAATACTTATTTAGACACAATAGCTAATGAAGTTTATCAATCCGCTATTATAGGCAAACCATTTAATCAAATGGTCAAAAATATTAGAGGTCAAATTAATGGAGTATATCAGCGAAGTGATGAGAATGAGATTAATCGTTTGGTAGATTATATTGAAAAGAATAGATACTCTAATAATCCTAGTATCAAAGCACAAGTAACCGCAGCAAGAGAAACCTTACATACAAAATATGCATCAGATATTTTAGGCGATAATATGCGTAAATATTCAACTCAAATTGCTCACGATAGTATTATGCAATTTGATGGACAATTTACTAAATATAAAGCAAACGAAGCAGGGATTACATCTTACAAATACACTGGAACTAATATCATAACCACTAGAGATTTTTGTAGAAGTCATTTAAATCAAGTGTTTACAGAGGAAGAAGCAAGGGATTTATGGGCTAGTTCACAGTGGCGAGGTAAGTCAGGAAGTGACCCATTTGTCAATAGAGGCGGTTATAGATGTCGTCATTCATTTATTCCCTATGACCCTGAATGGGAAAATTTGATTGAAGATTAGAAATTTTTTATATATCTCTTTAATAAATAACTAATAAAGGAGTTATATTATGTCTGACGAGAATAAAACGGAACAGGTGGAAGTAAAAGCAAATGAACAAGTTGAAACAAAACAAGAACAACCAATAGAACAAAATCAACCAAAACAAGTTGATATTGATAAGGTAGTCAAAGAAAGACTTTATCGCCAAGAGCAAAAATTACTCAATGAATTGGGAGTTCAATCATTAGAAGATGCAAAAGCTGCTATTGAAGAAAGAAAAAAAGCAGAAGAAGAAAAACAGATTGAAAGAGGTAAGTTTGACGAAGTTATCAAAAAGAAAACACAAGAGTACAATGATAAAATAAACAAACTAGAAGCTGAATTAAAAGATGAGAGAATTGATAAGCAACTCATCAATGCTGCCTCTAAACATAAAGCAATTAATCCTGAACAGATTAAGGCTTTATTGAAAAACAGTGTTCATCTTAACAAGGATGGTAAAGTAGAAGTTGTTGATTCTAACGGAACTCCGAGATATAACAAAGATGGCGACTTGTTATCTGTTGATGAAGCAGTGCAAGAGTTTTTAACGCAGAACGCACATTTTCAAGCGGCAACTCCGTCAGGGAGTGGAAGTGTGTCTAATGTGGGCAAGTCAAATACGCAAAAGACTTTAAATATTGCGGACTTAGATATGAGTAATCCTGATGACCGAAGGGCTTATGCGGAATACCGCAAGAACAGAGATTCAGTTACTCCAATTAACTTAAGAAAATAACGAAAGAAGGTAAAAAATGGCTAACGAAACAACTAGTTCAACATTAAGTGAACTATATACCGAAATCGTTGCTGAAGCTGAGTTCGTAATCCAAGAAAAATCAATTATGAAAAACTTGGTGAAGAACTACACAATAGCAGGTGGTGGTAAATCCGTAGAAGTACCGATTTATTCCGCTATCGCTGCTGCTGCAGTAGGTGAAGCAACTGATTTATCAAACACAGCGGTTAATCCGACTTCTGTGACTATCACTGCATCTGAAGTAGGTGTAATGACAACATTAACAGACCTAGCGAGAAATTCCTCACCAAGAAATGTAGCTGCCGATATCGGTAGATTATTCGGTGAAGGTATTGCAAAGAAAATGGACCAAGATTTAATTGCTCTATTTGATGGCTTCTCAACAGCTTTAGGTGATGGAACAGGTGCTATCTCAGCAGCAGTTCTTTTCAATGCAGCTTCTACTTTAAGAGCAGCAGGATTACCAGTTGATGAGTGTTATTGTATCTTACACCCAAAAATCGCTTATGACTTAAAAGCTAACCTAACTAACACATTTGCTAACTCAAATGGTAATGACTTAGTTAATGAAGCATTAAGAAGCGGTTATGTAGGTCAAATTGCAGGTATCAAAGTATTTGAAACTTCAAATATGTCTGACACAGGTACTGCAGGTGATTACAAAGGTGCTGTATTCCACAAAGACGCATTAGCTTTAGCTATGATGCAGGACATTAAGATTGAAACTCAAAGAGATGCTTCTCTAAGAGCAGACGAGATTGTTGCAACTGCAGTTTATGGTGTTGGTGAATTACACGATTCATATGGTGTAGAATTACACTATGATTCATCTATCCAATAATATACACTTAGGGGGTGGGATTTTTTCCCACCCTAAAAAGGATTAAAATGTTTGTAAAATTATTTAAAGGCGACAAAACAATCATAAGAAGTAAAATTGATTGGGAAAAAAATTATATTGTATGGAAACATAGAGGTTGGGATGTGTTAGATGACCAACCTAAAGAAGAAATAAAACAAGAAGATAAACCAAAAAAAACTAGAAGGAAGAAAGACGACTAATGGCAGCAACATCTATATTCGCAGTAGTAAGTTCTAATATGACAGATTATCAACCTGATATTCTAGGTTATGGAATAGCTGATTTTGATACACAATTACAATTCGCTGAAGATGATGTTTTAAGACAAATTCGTGAAGAATGGTGGGAAAGATATCGCCACACAGTTCGCTACAAAGATATTACTAAAGTTACAACTTTAGAAATGGATAGTTCTAAACTAACTGCTGCTCAATGGAAAAGAGCAACTATTTATAAAGCATTAGCAGAATATATTTATCCTCAATTAACTAAATGGAAAGACCCACAAGGCGGTGATGGTCAAGATGCTTTCCAAGTACAAATTACATTTTATAGAGCAAAGTATGCGGAAGAATTTAATGCCTGTTTAAGAGATGGTGTTGAATATGATGAAGATAATAATGATTCTGTAACCGCTAGTGAAAAAGAGCCAATACATCATTTAAGATTAGTTAGATAATGGTAGCAGATATCCGTATTAAGGATAATTCTATACAAGTTAGAAAATCACTTCAGCAAGTTTCAAAACAAATACCAAAAGCAATTAAAAGAGCATTAGCAAATGCCGCAGCTTATGAAATTTCAGCTATTAAAGAGAGAACACAAAGTAAAGGTGTAGATTTTCAAGGTAGAGCATTTAAGCCTTATTCACCTAAATACAAAAGAGCCAAAGTTAAACAATCAGGAGTAGTAGATTTGACTGATACTGGACAAATGTTTAGTTCTTTAACAAGTAAAATAACACCTAGTAAAGGTGAATTGTTTTTTAGACAGGCTTCAGCTAATAGAAAAGCATTTTTCCACGATGAAGCAGGTGTAGGTAGAAGAAAGATAACTAGACCATTCTTTAGAATAAGTAAAAAAGAAGAAACAAATATTGAAAAGATATTCTTTAATGTGTTAGAAAGAGAACTAAGATTATGAGTTTAAGAGAAAATATAGCTGCTAATATTATTACTGTGTTAGATGCAGTGACATCACCTATTGAATTAAAAAAAATAACTAGAGAACCATTTGAACCTGAACAATTAGCAGACCCACAGTTTCCTGCTATTTATATTTCTACTGGTGATGAAATAAGAGAAGATTTTGCTCTAGGCGATACTGCCGCAGGAAAAAGAAGTGGTACTATTGATTATGTATTAGTTGGCTATGTTAAAGGAACAGAAACAAATTTAGATACTAAAAGAAATCAATTAATTGAGGTTATTGAAGAAACATTAGATGCCGATAGGACTAGAGGTGGTAATGCACTAGAAACAAAGATTATAGAAGTTAGTTCTGATGAAGGCACACTTTATCCTTTAGGTGGTATTAGAATTGTGGTACGAGTATTCTATGAATTTGTTAGAGGTACATCATAATGGCTAAAAGAATAAAGGTAATTATGCCTGATGGTATTAGTACCATTTCTATTTGGGATAATGAACTAGACAAGTTTCTTGCTAAAGGTTATACAACCGAAGTACAGAAAAAATCTACTAGAACATCAAAGAAAAAAAATGTAGAAGTAGAAGAACAATTAATTAACGAAGAAGGAGTAAACGAATGGCAACCCATATCGGAACAAGCGGAGTAGTCAAAGTAGGAGCAAATTCTGTCGCAGAAGTGACAGGTTTCTCTATTGATGAAACAAACGATACAGTTGAAGATACAAGCCTTACAGATGCTGCCAAAACTTATAAAGCATTAAGAAAAGATGCTACTGGTACTATTGAGTGTCACTGGGATGAAACAGATAGTACAGGTCAAGGTGCATTAACTGTAGGTGCAGAAGTAACTTTAAACTTATATCCTGAAGGTGCAGACGCAGCAGATACATACTATACAGGTACAGCTATTGTAACTGGTGTATCACAAGCAGTATCACTTGATGGAGTTATTTCAAGAACCATCAATGTTCAGTTTTCAGGTGGTGTAAGCACTACAACTGTATAATTAAATGCCTAAAAAGGATTATCTTGAAGGTGCTATAAATCATTTTAAGCATCAAGAGATTAAAATTATAGAAGTTGAGGAGTGGGGTTTAACTGGCGAAGATGCCATTTATGTTAAGCCTTTTACACTACTTGAAAAAGCTGAAATCTTTAAAGGTTCAAACGATAATGATTTAACTGTTCTTATTGATGTTATCGTCAAAAAAGCAGAAACCAAAGATGGTGAAAAAATGTTTGACCTTGAAAGTAAAATAAAAATGAAGAAGTTTGT